TAGGCTTGAACTGCGGGTAGTTCTAAAGCACCTTCCCCGAAAGAATCAAGCGTAGGAGTTAAAGCAAGTTGTGTTGAACCACCGCCCCCACCACCACCCGAAGACGTACCAATAGAACCCGATGACGCACCCGCTTGATTCATTACGCCCTTAATAGAAGCGAAAGAACTTAATACCATACCTATCATAGTTGCGGTGAATCCTGGCGCAGTAAACGCCGCTAAAGGTCCAGTTCCCGAAGCGGATTGCATAGCACCTCGATAAGCCTCTGCCATTGCTATTCCTTGGTTCACTAAGATTTGAGATATGGCTAACTTCTTTTGTCCTTCTTCGGTTTTTGCCATAGACTGCAAAGCCTGAAACCCTGCCGCTACTATCCCCAATCTTGCCGCACGTACGGCTTGTGCCGTTGCTTCTGCGGTTGCAACCGTTTTAGCATCTGCCGTGTCTATTATTAACTGTTCTGCGTCCCTATACGTTTTTGTGATAGCGTTTCTTTCTTCATCTAACTTTCTTCTTAAAGCCATATCGTCCTCTTTTGCTGTCATATTCGCAGCAAGTAGAAGCATTGCTTTTTCTTGGAACGCTTCTAATTCAAGAGCTTCTTTAGTTTTCAGATAGTCCCTTACACTCTCTTCGTCTTTCTCTTGTTGTGCTTCTATTAAATCCCGTGTCTTTTTAATCGCGTCTTGCTTCTCCTTTTCTGCTGCAACAACAGCATCGGCTTCGGCTTTAGCTGCTGCGGCAGATTGTGCCTTAATAATGTTCAACTTATTGTTCAAAGTCGTTTGCATCTCTGCCGATTCGGTACGGATGTTAATTAAGTTTACTTCTAAAGCCGCAAGGTTATCTAAGTCATCTTCACTTATGTCGCTTTGCGCTGCTTTTTCCTTTGCTATGTCCCTCTCTTCGGTAGCGATTCTTTGACGTTCTGCCATTAAATCCTTCTCAATATCTATTGCCTTTTGAGCCGCTTCTAATCTATCTTCTAAAGACCTTGTGACGTCCTCCGCAACCATATTGTACTCCTTAATCTGCGCCCTCCCTTCTGCGAAAGCTACCGACATATCCCTTTGAGAAGTTCGAAGTGCTTGTGTTCTTCTTTCTAATTCTATTGCTTTGTCTATCGCGTCTTGCATAGAGCTAGGCAACTTGTCTATCTCTTCGCGGTAAGACTTTGCTGCTGCCGTATGTCCTTTAGTAAACAAAGTCACTAAATAAGTTCCCGCAGCTTGGAAGTATCCCGTTATCCTTTCCACTACCGCACCCATTGCCGCCATAACAATTTTAAGTTGATTCGCTCCCTTCCGCGTAGAAACGAAAGCACTAACCAAAGCGACCACCCCAAGAACCAAAGCACCAACCCCCGTAGCTATGATGGCGGTTTTAGTTAGTTTTAATCCTTTTACAAATGTCTTTACCCCAGTCGTAGCGCTTCGGAAAGCCGTAACCGCCCCGCCCGTCATTTTATCAAGACCCGCAGCGACCCCATCAAAAGAAGTGCCTAATCCCTTAGTTGTTTTGTCGACTTTGTTTAAGTCAGAAGTTACCTTTTCCGTTCCTGTAATCCTTACTCCTACATCTATTCTTTCAGCCATTGTTTCTTGCTTTTATTCCTTGCTTTACTTTTCTCCAAAAACCCTTGAATCCCGTGTACTGGTAGAACCCGTAAAGGATTAAAGAGTAGTTATCTTTTATCACCTCCCTTTGTTGTGCTAACTTCAAGGTGTAGGGCATTGACTTACCCACGTTGTCGATGTATTGTTTCATTAATCTTGTTCTAAAAAGTCACCGTTCTCAGTTTCTATGTATCCCATATTTTCTTGCAATATCAAATCCTGATTAAAAGCGGTGTGTGCCGATAGATCCACGAAGGTCGCAGATACATCCAAGTGCCACGCTACCACCGTGTCAACCGTTCCCGTTAGCGTTATAGCTATTCCAAAGCTATCGTTAGAGTTGAACTCTGGACGCCCTTTGGCTGAAGCTACATTTACGTTTCGCGTTCCTACATCGGCGTCATTTTGTGCGAAGTCGGTTTGTTCGCTTCCCGAAGTGGTAATCGTTCCCGCGATATTCTTTGCCACAAACGTCCACACCTTAAAAGACGTAGAACCATAAGAACCTGAAGTAGTGCCTGAATCGGTTTGTATAGATAACGACCTAACAACAAATCTACACATCATTCCCGCCGCTAACGAAAAACTTGGACTTTGAGAAGTGTTACCATCGGGGGTAGCTAATACGGGAACGGATGAATAACTTGTAGCATAGAAAACAAAATCTTTATTTACCGAAGGGGCAGCACTCGAAAAATTAAGACCTCGAATGGAATGTTCCCCGATTATAGGGTTCTTATCTATTACGCCTTGCCTCTTAATAGAGTTAAATCCACCTACGCCCGTTAGATAGCTTTTACTTTGTACCCATTCTAAATTCGGGTCGCCCTGGGTTGGTTGCGTTCCACCTCCACCACCACCGCCCGTATTCCACATACAATCGTCACCGTTCCAATATAACCCATTTTCTTCGCAACACGTTTGAGTTCCCGAAGATTTCGTTCCGTCTAAGGGGTTTATAAATAGCACATTCCCGTTTGGTAGATAACCCGTTAAGTTTAATTCACATTCTTTGTATGGGTCGGGTAGAACTAACGAAGCAACCTTTTCCACCTTTTTCAATAGCTGAACCTTAGAAGGAACGCCCGAAAAGGGTTGATAGTTACTTATCTTTAAAACCCGATACGATACATTCTCGATTTGTATTTCGTCATTAAAACGAAAGTTAAATATGTCCGAAGGGTTAAGCATTATACTACACTCGAAAAGTCGTGCTTCGTCTGAATAGATAGATAGAAGGAACTGCTGATAGTATCGTGCGAAGTACCCTTGATTGCTTGGTTCAGTTCCAAATACTGGACTGTAAAAAGACGGCATCACGGCGAACTGCCACAATAACATCGGTGAATCTACTTCCATTTGTTGCCCTGCATTATAGAACGGTAAGCAAAGTGGATAGTAGGTGGAGTTTAAATCCCCAATATGGTATGATTTATTCCCCGCTAAAGTTTTCAACCCGTTATGGTAGAATAGTTTAGGTGTCGCATCCGACACGGGTCCTTCGGTATTGGGAGAATACTCCCTTGCTATTAAGAACTCAGGGGCATCGCTTGTAGAACTTCCATCAATGCGCGGTACTTTCTGAACGTTGAAAGGGGCGAATAAGGGTTTATTCTCTAACGTGCCATCTACAAAATCCCCTCCTATTTCTTGTCGGTATTCCCCTATTGTATGACCTAAAAGCTCTTGTTGTTTGGTGTTGATATTGGTCTTATCCTCTGCATCGTGGTAATGTATTATCTCTTTCTTTAATGTATCCGTGCTTGTTATCTCACGACTTTGGGAAAGGTCTAATTTCTGCGTCCAGTCTTTATGCGTTCCCGCATCTAAATAGTCTTGCCAAGGTTCTATCGTTAACCTCATCGGATTATCAGGATCACTTACCACACACAAGTTAAAACGTTCTACAATATCCTTTATGAAATCCGTTTGTAATATGTCGGGCATATTGTACGGAATACTTGCGTACCCGTTTATCAAGTTACTTGCATAACAGATGAAATATGTACCTTCCGACATCAGCTTTAAAGTGCCACCCGTGCCAAGTACATTCGCAGTAATATACACGCTTACCGTTTGACCCGCTACCAACTGCCCCGACCAAGTAGTACCTACTGGAGTTAGTATTGTAGCCCCGCCGCTTGTTCCGACTAATTCTTTATCTACGGATTCATTGACCCCAGGAAAAGGAATCGACCAATAACCCCCATTAACCCAAACGGTAACAACTGCACCTTCACCCGTTATGCAGTTCGTACTGTCAAATGAACCCCAAAACTCCCCGAAGAATAAACCATCATTCGGAGCTGTGAAAGTATAGGCCGCAGTATCGTAAAAATCCCCCTCATCATAAAAACTTGAAGGGTTCGAGGGAGTGCCTAACCCTGCCCCCGAATCTTGGTTTAAAGGAACGATAACGGCTGAATCGTCTGCGGTAGTTCCTGCGCTCGTCCAAGTCTGAATAGTAGTAGCGTCATTTTTCCCTGCCTGAACGCCATACATCGCACGAGTAGCTACAACCTCCCTATCTGAACCCAACGTCATAAATAGCTTAGTAAAAGCGGTAGTGTCTAAAAACGTACTTGAGGCAGTATCTATGTCGTATCCCGCTTGGTTTATTATCTTCTCAAATAAATGCTTTACATTAAAAGAAGGTTTTAAGTGCCAAGGTTGTAGAAAGTTAGCATCGTGTAAACCAGCTTCACTCGTAGCGTTTAATTGATAGTAAATAAAATTGTAATCCCCGCTATGGCCGTAGTCTATAATCGGGAACATCACAACACCCGCACCTATCGTTCCTTCCGTTACGTCTTGGGTTAAATCAAATGATGTCTTGATATTCTCGTCCGTCATCAATACGTCATAGCTTTGTACTATGTTATCGGATGAATCTTTAAAGGCGTCTATCAATTTCAAGTCGGCTATGTCCTGAAATAGATTTGCTTCTAACCCAAACACGACAACTTCGTATTCTTCGTCTTGAAGGTAAATCTTTTTTAGTTGAAGTGATCCTTGAATAATCGGTACACCGTCCATTCGGATTTCACAATATGCTTTGCGGTGAATATCGTACTTCGGAACTTCGGTATTGTTTACCGCTTGGGTGTCGATATTTATGTCGTAGTAATGTCCGAAGAACTCCGAGTTAATATTCGAAAAAGGCAATCGAAACGTTTGCGAGAATGGACTGAACCGCCCCATTACGTCATCCCCTTTACCAACTTGGTATGTTAGAGAGATAGCACCAGGGTTAGATACATCTAAAACATAAGAATCACCAACCGCCGCCGTGGCAGTTTGTGGCGTTTGTGCGTATGCTATTAATTCAATCATCCTTTGTATGTTCCCCCTTTAGTTGTCGGGCGTTCTTTTGCGTACTTGAATTTCACCTGATAGATAAAAGGCGAACGCTCGTTTACATTCTTCTTTTGTATGAAGCTCGTATCGGTGATAACGATGGGAGTAACTGTTACCCCGTTTTCACCCAATAAGAACACGTTAGGCGATATGTAAAGCGTTTCTAATAGGTCAACTTCATCTTGGTTAAAGATGTCGCTATTCGCCACCATTTCTTGTGTAGCGTTAACCTTAGAAATACGTGTGCCTCCTTGATCCCCTCGGAAGTTAAAGTCTTGGTTTGCGTCTGCGTTATCCCAGTTCCCCGCGACTTGGTCGAAGGTCTTTCTTTCTATGCTTCCCGTTGTCCTTTGGTGTACTAAACTAAACGCTTGATAATCCCAACACCCGAATGAATTTTGCCACGCTAAAGTTACAAAGTTGTAGTTGGTATCGCCATACGTACAATCTGAACCTACTACGGTGTATTGATAAACGCACGAAGCGGTAAGTAACTTATTTGCGTTACTGGGAACGGTTGTTGAATCCGTCATAAAAATAACTTCATAATACGCTACCGCCCCCGCAGTGAAGAACGCCTTAAACCCCGCTAACGTATTTTGTGCGGAAAGGTTTATTGGACCTACTCCGATGTATTGCAAACGCCCTGCGTCCGTTGAAACACTTCCAGGTGCTATCCCTCCCGCCGTTGATGCAGTAAGGAATCCTGAATCTAAAAGAACATCGCTTGAATTATACAACCCTACCCACGCAGAAACCGCTACCGAAGATTGTGGTGTTGCTCCATCCATTCCTAAACCTAACGTCCGAACCTCTTTTATCGTTACGTCTTGATGTACTACCTCTATTTCTGATGCGGTTGTAGAAGTAAAGTTAGAGTTTATTTGTCTATCGCTAAATACTTGTTGCGTGTACGCAGTAGGGATGTATTGGTTAATCCAACTTACGTCGCTCAGGTAGTCAGGTATCCCCATATCCCAAGTGTACGGACGTCTTAATCCTGCTGACATAATGCACGAAATATAGTACCCCGTTAATTCGTCTATGTGTTCGGTGGGATTTGTTAAGGCAGAAGTAGAATATTCTTCCCCAAAACGCATCTCGACCTTTCGATAGTTTTCGCCGTTGTTACTACTCCAACTTTCGGCGTGTGTGTTAACCCCTAAACTATGAATGTTCTTGTCGTAGATTTCATTCGTAGTAGTTCCTTGGTCGGCTTTAGTTACTGCCATCCAGTCTTGAATAAGTTTATCCACTCGAATCACTCCCGCCCCCGCACCATTCGGATAAACCTTTACCCTCGAAACCATTATACCCCCAACGTATAAATCCGCTATGTATCGGAACTTATAGTTTCCCGCTTGGTTATCAGATGTTATCACATACATCAGTTGTTCGAACGCACCGTGTACATAGCTTGTACTCGGTTGTTGTTGTACGGTCATTGCCATTATTTCGCTTCTATATTTTTATTGAGTGATAAACTTTTTCTTATTGCGTCAGCTATGTCTTCACCTATCGCTAACCCTAACCATTTCATCGCTTTCGGTTTTAGCCGTTTTAAGGTGTCCGAAATGAAGAAGGTAGGCTTCAACCCTCTATGCCATATCGCGTTCGAAATAAGGTACACTAAAGACTTACGGGGGGTGAATCTACCTTGTGCATCGCGTGTGCCTTGTAGGTTCTTTTGGATAACCCATTTATCTATCCCGCCACGTAACCCCCTCGTTTTATTCGCACCATATTTAAAAGGCGATTCTGACTGCCGTGCGAAGATGTTTTTACTTGCCCCTTGTACTCCCTTATCTACGAACTCCCAGTAGTCAACTTGGGGGGTGATATTCACGTAATACTCGTTTGCATCTTCGCCTACGGTAACGGGCATAGAATTATACAACGCACCCGTGTTAACTTTGTCTTGCATACGTAAAGAGATACGCGCGTTCTTGCGCCATATCTTCCCTATCTTTTCAAGTGTCTTGTTTAGGTTCGTCATCGGGTACGTCTTGCCCCCTATTTCTATCGTGGGTTTAGACATCAGCTATAAGGTGCTATGCAAAGGTTGTTTGAGTTAGACACCTCAATAGAGAAAGAACCACTCCATCCCGTTAACTCGTTATCGAATCGTGCCGTAAAAGGTGTACACGTTGCAGGTAGTTCAAACTTGTAATCGTCATCTACCGTTGTGTTGCTATTCGCTAATGACTGAATAAACATATCGAGTACATCGTGAAGCAATTGAAGCGTATCCGAATACACTTGCGTTCTATTCTTTAAGTCGGGCAGAATCATATCCGCTACTAATAATTCAATGTCATACGTTAGCACCCCATTGTCTATCGTTACCCCCATAATCTCGCAATACAAAAGCGGATAATCAGGTTGTCCGAGTTTCGCGATGTCGACTTGGTCTAAAGGTCCTGCGTGAAACGATTGAAGGATTAAGTGCTTTTGTTCTATGTCTTCTAAAAGCTCTACTATTTGTTTATAGGATTTCATCGGTACTGGGTT